GTCCCATGGCATACGATATCCGTTCCATTTCACAGGTCGGAACATCTGAGCCATTTGAGCTACAGGTGGCCCGTGGTCAAATCACGGGCCATAAAACGATATTTAAGTTTGGTTACAACAACGATGTTGGAAACACAAAAGAAACCATCTGGGAACAAGGTGGTTTGTATTCCTACCCTCCATCGGCCACGATAATGACTATATCAAGCAGTTCGGCTAACGACACTGCTGCAGGGACTGGTGCAAGAACAGTAGAAGTTTTTGGCTTAGACGCCGATTACAACGAAATAAACGAAGTTGTTACATTAAACGGACAAACTGCTGTTAACACCACAAAATCTTACCTACGGATAAATCGCGGTCTTGTTCGCAGCGCGGGTAGTGGTGGCGCAAATGCTGGTATAATCTACGCTGGTACAGGAACAGTAACTTCTGGAGTTCCTGCTAATATTTACCTGACCATAAATGGGGATGGCGACAACCAAACATTGATGGCTCTTTGGACAGTTCCCGCAGGATATACAGCGTTTCTTACAAAGATGGCTTTGTCCACAGGCACATCAACTCAGACACCTGCTATTCTGAATGCTAGTCTTGTTGCTAGACCCTATGGGGAAGTGTTTCAAATAAAAGAAAGATTTACTCTCACAGATGGCGCACACGAACAGTTTTATACTTTTCCATTAAGGTTCACAGAAAAAACAGACTTGGAGATGAGGGCGTTTTCTTCCTCTGGGTCGGTTAGCTTTGATGTTTCTGCGTCAATGGAATTTGTTTACATTCAAAATGTGGGGCCAATCTAATGCCTAAGATCGACAAGTCCAAGATGAAATGCAATAAGCCCAAGCGTCAGGTGTCTGGTGGCAAAAAGTTTGTTGTTAAGGCGTGTGATAAAGGAAAAGAAAAGATCGTTAGATTCGGGGATGCTAATATGACTATTAAGAAGTCAAACCCTGAACGTCGTAAGTCTTTCCGTGCGCGGCACGGTTGTGACAAAGGAACATTGGATAAACTAAAGGCCAAGTATTGGTCGTGTAAAATGTGGTAAAGATGGATAAGAACGTGCAACTTTTGTTTTGGGGGACTGGTCTGACGTTAGGGTCGGCGGGTCTTGTGTGGATGATTTCGACGTTGATTAGCGTGGATAAACGGACAGAAGTTATGGACGTAAAAATAGATCATTTGGTTCAAGCGGTCGAGCAGTTAACAGAAAGGCAAGCAAGTTATGATCAGTCGTGGACAGATGCCCTTTCAAATCTCCAAGCCTCCAGAGGTGAAGACTAATGGCAAAAAAGTCAAAAACAAAAAAAGACGCGTGTTATCACAAAGTAAAAAGCCGATACAAGGTTTGGCCCAGCGCATACGCTTCAGGGGCACTTTCTAAATGCCGAAAGGTGGGAGCCGACAACTGGGGCGAATCTTCTAAAAAACGTAAGCGTCCTGTTAAGAAAAAGTTAAAGAACGGCGGAATCATAGCTTTTGGTTGTGGGGCTGTCGAAGAGGGTCGTCGTAAAGAAACGAATTTGTACTGATGGCAAAGAAAAAGAACACATTACGTGAATGGTTTTCCCAGAATGACGGGAAGGGTTGGGTCGATTGTAAGACTGGCAAGCCTTGTGGTCGTCAGAAAGGTGAGAAGCGCAAGAGTTATCCAGCCTGTCGCCCTACTATGGCACAGTGTACATCCGCCGCGAAGAAGAAGAAGTCTTCCAAACGGATTAGTTGGAATGCCGCGAACGGCGGGCAAGCGAGGGTGTTTTGATACGAGCATGGGCAGAGAATTTGGCGAAGCCGACAGAGTACAATAACGGGGTAGCTTCCTGTCCGTTTGCGTTGCCTGCTATCGAATCCGGAGAAGTCACTGTAGTTGTTACTGATGATTGGATAGAAGATACGGTAAGAGCGTGTCGCGCCTTTGAGCAGCTTGATTACAAAGTGATCCTTATTTGGGACTCGTCATTCGATGGGTCGTACGAGCAGCTTGAGGCAGGATGCACGATGCTAAATCGGAAGTTCACTGAACAAGGGAAAGACATATGGCTTTTGTGTTATCTAGGTGATGAAGCGATTGTTTTTGTGCAGCGTTGGAGTGAGCTTGAGAATGCTGCTGCAAAGTTAGAGAAACTAGGGTACTATACAAACTATGACCCTCAAGAGTATGAACGGCTCATCTTAGGCCGTAGACAAAGGAGTATGTAAGATGCCAGGTAAGAAACCAGATTTCCTTGATTTGGACAATGACGGAAACACAACTGAGCCAATGGCGGGTGCCGCAAAAAAGAAAATGATGCGCGGCGGTAAAGTTAAAATGATGCGTGGCGGTAAGGTGCCAGGTATGATGCGCGGCGGCAAAGTAAAAATGCAGGGCGGCGGTATGGCAGATGTTGTACAGGGTATGGCAATGGTCAAAGATGTCGCGCAGCAAATGAACAAGCCTCGTGCACAAGTTGACGGCATGAATGCAAACCAGATGAGTTCTGCTATGGGTATTCAAGACATGCCCATGACAAGCGGTGGAATGCGTAAAATGCGTAATGGTGGTAGAGTATTCTAATGGCAACTTCAGGTTCAAGAGACTTCGAACTCGACGTAGGTGAGTTAATCGAAGAAGCATTTGAGCGGTGCGGGCTTCAGGTTCGTACGGGCTATGATGCTAAGACAGCGCGTCGGTCCTTGAACCTGATGTTCGCTGAATGGGCAAACCGTGGTCTGAACTTGTGGACCGTAAAGCAGGCGACAATTACGCTTACGGCGGGTCAGGGCCAAGAAACGTTGAACGCTGATGTGGTCGACATGCTTGAGATGGTTTTGCGCCGTGACGGTACGGACTATGAGATTGACCGTTTAAGTCGCGGTGAGTATCTAACGTTACCTAATAAAACAACGCAGGGTCGTCCTAGCCAGTTTTATTTTGATCGTCAGATCCAACCTGTGATTAACATGTGGCCTGTTCCAGAAAACTCTACGGACCAGATTGTTTACTACTATGTTATAAGGATTGAGGATGCGGATACGCTTGTCAACACTACTGATATGCCTTTCCGTTTCTATCCATGCATGGTTGCTGGTCTTGCCTATTACATCGCCATGAAACGTGCGCCAGAGCGTCTTCAAATGCTTAAAGCTGTGTACGAGGAAGAGTTCCAACGTGCATCGGATGAAGACGATGACCGCGTTCCTTTGAAACTGCAACCTAGTATTCGATACTTGAGGGTCTAATGGCATACGCAAGTGGAAGCAAAGCTTGGGGTATTTCTGATCGGTCAGGTCGCCGTTACCGTCTTCGTGAGATGAAGAAGGAGTGGACGGGTGCTTTGGTTGGTCCAGATGAATATGAGCCGAAGCATCCACAGTTGTTTCCGATTAAGGTTGGTCCAGATCCTCAAGCTCTTCGGAACCCAAGACCTGATGTAGCTGAGGCGTTACAAGTATATGTTGGCGTTCCGACTGTTGAATATCCAAAACTGACCCGTCCTCGTATGTTAGGGTCGGTTGGATCGGTAACAGTGACGACGTAGGAGAAAAGCAAATGGCGTTCACACTTACCGAATTAACCCAAGCAATACAGGATTATTGCGAAAACGACGAAACAAGTTTCGTAAACAATATTCCTTTGTTTATTCGTTTAGCGGAAGAGCGCATCTTGAAGAGTGTGCAGTTGAACCTGTTTAAGAAGAACGTTTCTGGTTCGATGACGAGTGGTAATAAATATTTGGCGGCTCCTTTAGACTTCTTGGCACCTCTTTCTCTTTCTGTTGTTGATGGCAACGATGACTTACAGTTCTTGATGTTTAAAGACACGGACTTTGTTCAGACATATACTCCCGATGCAACGACGACGGGCTTGCCTTTGTACTATGCATCATTTGATGTAGATAACTTTATTTTGGGTCCAACTCCAAATGCTAACTTTGTCACTGAATTGCACTATTTTTATCGCCCAGAAAGCTTAACGGCGGGCGCAGGATCTGGCACAACTTGGTTAAGTACGAATGCGGAAATTTCTTTGTTGTATGGATCGTTGATCGAGGCGTATACATACATGAAGGGCGAACAGGATGTTATGGGCATGTACATGGCTCGGTTCCAAGAAGCTCTGGGTCGTATGAAGAACCTCGGTGAAGCTCAAGAGACGACGGACGAGTATGTTACAGGTAGAATTGTAAGGATTAAATCATGATACCAAAGCTTCAAATAGCAGAGCCGGATGGGTTTTCGGTTGAGGTACACACCACTCAGAACCGTGGCTTTACGCCAGAAGAAATAGCGGAACGGTGTGCGGATAAAATCATTTCTGTTTCGGATGAAGCGCATCCTGGAATACAGGCTCAAGCTAGGGCATTTAAGGGGGATATTTCTCGTTTAGTTGCGTTCTATCTACGAGAGGCTATCAAAAGCGACAGAACTACGGTATATAATGCACTTACAGATGCGGGACATCCAAACCTCGCCGAACTAATCAGGAGACTGTGACATGGCCTTTACTGGCAACTTTATGTGTACGAGCTTTAAAAAAGAGCTTATGACTGCAACACACGATTTTACTGCGTCTACGGGAAATACTTTTAAGTTGGCAATGTACACCAACAGTGCTTCCTTTACAGCAGCAACAACGGCTTATACTGCTACGAATGAGGTAAGTGGTACAGGTTATTCTGCTGGCGGCGGTACATTGACAAACGTTACGCCTACGACATCTGGTACAACCGCGTATGCTGATTTTGCTGACTTAACGTTTTCTACAGCGACAATCACGGCTCGTGGAGCGTTGATCTATAACGATACGGCGACAGGTGATCCTAGCGTTGTTGTTCTGGATTTTGGTGGAGATAAAACATCTACTGCTGGGGACTTTACTATTGTTTTCCCAACTGCTGACGCAAGCACTGCGATTATTCGTATAGCCTAAATAATTTAGGCTATTGAAATGGCACTTATTGCAGGTTGGGGGCGAGGCACATGGTCTGAAGGGGCTTGGAGCAGGCCACTTCCTGTAACAGTAACGGGAGTTGCTGCTACAGGCCAAATTGGTTCTGTTACTGTATCAGGAGCAAGTGATGTTCCTGTTACGGGTCTTGAAGCTACAGGCAGTGTGGGATCTGTAACAGTTGTTGCGGAAGCTAATGTTTCTCCATCAGGACTAAGTGCCACAGGTCAAGTAGGCTCAGTTGAGGCCTTAGCTTCAGCTGTTGTCTCTGTCACCGGCATATCATCTACAGGCAGTGTGGGATCTGTAGCAGTTGTTGCAGAATCAAATACTTCTGTTACAGGTGTATCCTCTGTAGGTAGTGTTGGTTCTGTAACAGTTTCTGCAAATGCTGATGTTTCTCCAACAGGAATTGGTGCATCTGGTAATGTTGGTTCTGTAACGACTATCGCGGAAGCTAATGTTTCGCCAACAGGTGTAAGCGCCACTGGAGAAGTTGGTGAGGCAGGTGTTCAGCAAAGTGCAGCAGCTTCCGTAAGCGGTGTGTCTGCAACCGCAGCAGTGGGATCTGTAACAGTTTCTGCAAATGCTGATGTTTCTCCAACAGGAATTGAAGCAACAGGGATTGTAGGTAGCGTAACAGCTACTGGTATAGCTAATATTACAGTCACTGGTCTTGAAGGAATTAGTGAATCTGGTACAGCTACTGTAAATGCAGGTGCAAATGTACCTACTACGGGCCTTCAGGCAATAGGATCAGTAGGGGCTGTAACGGTCGTTGCAAATGCTGATGTTTCCCCAACAGGTGTTGAAGCGACAGGGGCTGTAGGCTCTGTTGACATTGAATTTGGAATCACAGTTCCTGTCACTGGTGTGGAAGGCACAGGTTTAGTTGGATCTGTTACTTTAAGTCTTGGAATCACATTTCCTGTCACTGGTGTGGAAGCCGCAGGATCAGTTGGATCTGTTACTACAACAGCAGATTCTAATGTTTCTGTTACGGGCGTTTCTGGTACAGGGCAGGTGGGGTCGGTTGTCGCATCAATACCAAAAGATGTTTCTGTCACTGGTGTCTCTGCAACGGGTCAGGTGGGGTCGGTTACAGTTACGGCAGCATCAAATGTGTTTCCAGACGGAGTTTCTGGGACAGGGAAAACATCACAGGTTCTTGTTTGGGGTCCTATTGTTCCAAATCAGAATCCGAGTTATACTCCGATAACACCATCTTCCACCCCTTCTTGGAGTGACGAATCACCGTCTCAGACTCCAGGTTGGGAAGACATAGCAGCATAGGGGAAAACCATGCCAAGTACATATACTACGAACAACGGTATTGAAAAAATTGCAACTGGTGAACAATCCGGTACATGGGGCGACACCACGAACGTAAACTTTGATCTGTTGGACGAGGCTCTTGATGGACA